GTTAAGTGGTGGAAGCAGGTTTGGTTTGAAGCCAGGCTTAAGGCGCGGCTCACCATGATCGAATGGGAGAATCAAATTGAGGCTGAGCTTGAACGTGAGAAACAAAATAAACCAATCTATATTGAACATGAAATAGATCCTCAACTCCAGACTGGTGAGTCCAGGAAACTGGGCGGAGCCATGGAGCTACGTGCACCTTGGTACAATGACCCCATACAACCCCAACGGCAAGATGGAGTGCAGGAAGCGCCTAGCGTGGACGATCGCCTGTGAGCAAGCTGTCGTAACAAAAGAAGACGCAATTACGTTGTACAACAAAATCATGAAAGATTTTGAAGCAACGGATAAGCGAAACAAATATAGAGAACGCGAGTCCAATAAGACTCAGTGATTTTAATTTTGTCTTGAGGAGTGCAACAGGTTGGGCACCGTAGGATAAGAAGACAACTCAGCCTCCCTCCTCATGGACATCACTGTCGGCATGGGTGAGTGGATGAATAGTCTCATGAGTCGCATGACGAATGCGGCGGATGGGGACTGTTTTTATCTACCCACGCTAATGCATCTCCATGCTTACAACTTGCTAAAGGAAAGCTGTTTCCCTGATAAAAACTTTAAAGTAACCGTAGAAACCCCCGTTGCAAACAAATGACGCAGAAGCAATACGCTGTTAAACCAGGGGAAATTCGACTGGATCTCCTCCCTATTGATTGGCCCTTTACTCCGCTCGGTGCACAGAAAGATCCTTATGTACTTGGTTGGCAAAAGCGGCCTTTCAGCGCTGATGAAATTGAAAAAGAACTTCTGTCAGGTAAGTGCAAAGCGGTTGGTCTCCATGGGGGTCCTGTCTTTAATCATCCCTACGGTTTGGTTTGGGTTGATGTGGATGGAGCAAGCATCTACAAACTTGTGGAAGAAATCTCTGGTCTTCCGTTCAACGATGCACTTCCTCCAACGCTCACCATTCTGAGCGGTAAGCCTGGACGCGAACGCAAGCTATACCGCGTAGAAAAAAGAAAGCACGACTCTTTTCTCCGTAATAAGTACGTCTGGCACAGCAAAGAAGTAGCCGACGAAAAACTTGAGATTCTTTGGACCCGGCACCAAGGGGTGTTAATGGGCTTGCATCCAGAGACCGATGGTTACTTCACCGCAGAAGGGCAGGGTTTTGAATGGATTGATCGTTTGCCGGAAATGCCGGCCTGGTTACTGCACGGTATCGTTAATAAAAACGTACAGCAAGGTAAACCTCCGCAGGAAATTACGCGGCGAGTAACAGCTGGCAGTGTTGTTCAATCAACAATTGGACAAGAACGGGAAATTCAAAACGCAAAGGAAGCGGCTTGGGCATTACCTCCTGAAGTTGCAGACGACTACGATCTCTGGATCATTGTTGGGCAGACGCTTCATTCCGTTGATGAATCCTTGCTAGACGAATGGGATGCCTGGTCTAGGCAATCGGAGAAGTATCAAGAAGGTGAATGCCATAGACGCTGGCTCTCCTTCACAAAGGGTGGTGGCCGCACGGCTGGGACTCTTTTCCACATGGCAAAGGAGAATGGTTGGTCTCCTTCTCAGGACTATCGTGCGTTTGGTGTTGATGATGAGACACTGGAGCATGTTTCAAAACTGGTTGAACAAATTGACGAGGATTTAAAACAAATGGCATCTGTTCCAGCGGTGGTTGAGAAAGATAAAGCTGAGGCTTGGAGTAATACGCACCAAATGCTGGCGCAGAAAACAAGCAAGAAAAAAGAAGAGAAGGAAGATAAGCGGCTTTCATCGGATGTCATTGCGGATCGTGTGTTCGACATGTATACAGGCAATCTCCGGTACAGTCAACCTCATGGTCAGTTCTTCTTATATGACCAGCGGAAAGGATTATGGGAACCTTTAACAAAGGTTGAGATGCTCGGGAGCCTGCGCGAAAAGCTCAAAACCCTTGTCACCGTAGAAAACGAAAAGTTCAAAGGGTTCAGCACGAACCTCATGAACGACATTTACTCGCAACTGCAATCGATTATTCCTTTTGATGAATGGTACGACGGCTCCAGGTATCTGCTATTCACTAATGGAGTCTTGGATGTTGAGACTAAAGATCTGATGGAGTTCCAGCGGGATCTTTACCTCACGCAGCAGATGCCCTACGACTACGATCCTGCCGCCACATGTGAAGAAATTATTAAATGGCTGAAGCATACGCAGCATGACAGCTACCAGCGGGCACAAGTTCTGCGTGCCTGGCTCAGGGCAACACTGCTGGGGCGCCATGAAATTCAGAAGTTTGTTGAAATCGTGGGACCTGGTAAGTCCGGTAAGTCCACCTACGCAAACCTTGCTGTTGCATTGGTTGGTAAGCAAAACACCTACTCAACAGACTTTGAAAACCTGGAGAAGAACCGGTTTGAGGCCGCAAGTTACATGGGTAAAAAGCTGTTGCTGTTCCAGGATGTTGATCGATGGGGTGGTTCTGTCTCCAAGCTAAAAGCAATCACGGGTGGTGACTGGATTCGCTCGGAACGTAAGTATCAAACGGAAAGTCAAGATCCATTCCAGTACCACGGGATGGTCATGATTACAGCTAACGAAGCCATTCAATCCACTGATTACACATCTGGTCTTGCTCGTCGCCGCTTGACCATTCCTTTCGACCGTCCGTTTGCCGGTGGCCAAGCAGAACAAAAAGAACTAATCAAATTTGACAACAAAGGTAATCCGCAAGGTGTTTTTGCTCCTCTCCTGGCTGGTCTCGTCAACTGGTTGCTGGATATGACAGAGGAGGACATGCGTTCCTATCTCATGGAAACTGGTAAGAATGTCTCGTTCTTCCAGCGGTATGAGAAGACGCAAAGCCTGCGCTCTAATCCACTACTGGACTGGATGGACCATAAAGTTGTCTTTGATCCGAACGTCAGCTCTCCCGTTGGCTTCTGTAAGGTGCAGCCGGGCGGTAGCTCCGGTTACTACGACAACTGGGACAAATGGCTCTATGCAAGCTATGCAGAATTTTGCCGTAGTTGCAACGTTGGCATCATGTCGCGTGGTCGTTTTGAGCCCTTGTTCCTAGACATCTGCCGTCACCAGTTGAAGATCAATGTCTACGGCGTCAAGAACAGCAAAGGACTACGCATCGTAAATGCTGTTGTCCGCGATTCAAATAAAACGCAGTACGAAAGCTATCCTTCCATTGTTGAGGTTGCGGCTAACCCCGAAAAGTACAGCGAATTCTATGGGGCCTCCTTATCAACAACTACCGATGAGATAATGGATGAAAATGCAATAGACATGTGAGCAACGGACGCCATCTCATCTTGGATCTCTATGACTGTGATCCAGGGATCCTTGATGATTACGAGGAGCTTCAACGATTGTTAGAGGCTTCTCTTGTGATGGCAAAAGCTACGATCTTACGCATCATCGGTGAAAAATTCAAGCCGCAAGGCGTGACATTGCTGGCACTACTCGCTGAATCGCATGCGTCGATTCATACCTGGCCTGAGATTGGGTATTGTGCAATCGACCTCTACACTTGTGGTGATACTACACAAACACACAAGGCCGCAAGATTTTTATCGGAGAAGTTAAAAGCAGGTACTGTAGCGCAGAAAGAGTTAGAACGGTCAGTAACTCCGACCTAGCTGGCGTTCTAGTTCTTCAATCTTTTTATCCTTTTCTGATTTGATACCAAGTGCTCCTGATAGCGCGCCGCCAAGACCCATCCCAAGAGCAACGCCTACTTCATCACCAATAAAACGGCCTGCTGCGCGTCCCAAGTGTTCCCCAGTAATTGGTTTTGCATCTTTTAAAAGAGCTTCAAACGCAGATCCAATGTTTATATCCGTTCCGGGGACGGTTTTGCTCTTATTGAGCATTGCCATTTTCATAAGATTGTTATCTAAATGCGCTGCAGCTTGAGTATTAATTAAATTCTCAACTTGATTAAACCCTTGTTCCATTACTTGTTGAGCAGTAGCGCCTAGTTGCTTGCGTTGTTCTGGAGAAAGATTTTCCAATGTCTCCAGCCCGGCACGTGCTTGGCTAGCCGCTCCTACGGACGTATGATATTTTTTAAAAGTTTCAGGATTAACTCCATATTTACCAGCAAATGCTTGTGGATTTTGCAAAGCTTCGTTTAAAAGTTGAGCGGAAGTTTGCTCTTTTATCTCTTGTTTAATCTGTCCTTTTGCGTAGCGAGCTTGTTCGGCTGCTCCTTTAGCTAAAGTTTTTTGTCCTGTTGTTCGGCCTATAGTTGCTAAGACGCCTTCTTGATTTTTCAAAGCGTTAGGATTAATTGCTTTACCTATACGTGCTCCAATAGATTTTCCTAATAAGCCAATGCCTACACCGCCAGCAATTCCCGCCAAGGTTTGAATCGCAACCTGAGCTGGCGGCGTGTCAGTACCAAGTTGGGTAAGGCCTGCTGTTCCGCCAAGTAGCGTTCCTTCTACAGCTTCTTGAAATAAATCATTTTGTTGTAACTGTAGAAACTTCCCGGCAAGCGCAGCTTGATTCATAATATAGTTTTTTTCTAGTCTACGTTCTTTTAATTTTCGGTATAGTAAATCAAGTTACTCTTGATTGCCTTGACAAAGAAAACAAAAGTATTGTGGTGTGGTGACATTGTCGCCATGACTGGCTTCGCACGCGTCACTGAAAACGTCATCTATCGCCTGAAGGATGATTTTGAGATTGTTGTCCTCGGCCACAACTGGTGGGGTGATCCGTGCGATCAACAGAAAGATTTCAAGATGTATCCGTCGTCCAACCGGTTCCAAACGGCGCCTTTTGGTGAGCAGCGCATTCGAGAGATCGTAGAGAAAGAAGAGCCGGATATCGTTTTTTCAATTAACGATATGTGGATTATTAATGAGCAATACCGGCAAATTGAAGACCTGCACAAAGCAGGTAAGTTCAAGTTCGTTGGTTATGCGCCAATGGATTCGTATGGGTGGATTGGTTGCCTAGCCGATACCGCCAACAATTGGGACTCCATCATTTCCTATACGGAATTTGGTGCACACGAATTTGTGAAAGGTGGCATCAATAAGCCGATTGCCGTCATCCCTCACGGTGTTACACCTGGTCAGTTCTATCCCAAGGACAAAGCGGAATGTCGTCGCAAGCTGGGTCTTGATGAAGACCTTTTCATCGTGTTCAACGGAAACAGGAATCAGTTCCGTAAACGGATTGACATCACCATCAAGGCATTTGCTGAGTTTGCTATCGGACGCCCTGATGCCCGCCTGTACCTCCACATGGGCATGAAGGACCAGGGCTGGGATGTGATGAGCCTCTTCGGTAGGGAAATGTCAAGGGTGGGTTTGGATCCCAACGGGCGCATCATCATGACGGCACAGACGGAAGGGCCGCCGAACGTATCAGTGGACATGCTCAACACCATCTATAACGCCTGTGATGTGGGCATTAACACCTGCAAAGGTGAGGGCTGGGGTCTTGTCAACTTTGAACACGCTGCATGTGGTGTGCCCCAGGTGGTGCCTGACCATACATCATGTAAGGAGATCTTTGAGGGCTATGGGGAGCTGATCCGTTGCGACCACGTTGATGTGGATACCAATTACGGACGTGAGATGCCTTGCCCCTCCTCCGAACACCTGGTAGAGATCCTAGACCAACTGTACGAGGTTCCTGAGATCTGCGACGAGATTGGTGAGAAGTGCTACCAGCGGGCTACTGATCCTCAATTCTCATGGGATACAGTTGCGTCTCAATTTGGCGGCATCTTTGAGGATGTGATGAACCAGGTGGATCACTCAGTCCAACCTGAGATCAATGTTGAGATTGGCGAGAAGCCCAAAGCACGTAAGAAGAAAGGTAAACCGATGCGTCGTGAGCTGGCAGGTGCCGTAAAGTAAGCGGGCGACGAATGGGTGACCCGGCCTCTGCTGAAAAGCAGGGGCTTTTTTGTTGCGCGCTGATACAAAACTAGGGGGTAACGGTCGGACTTTGGGCGGACTTTCCGACTTTGGGGGTATTTCTATCTTTAATCACACGAGAGCCCTTACACTTTGGGGGGTTAAAGTGTAAGGGTAGTAGGATCACGTTCTCAGCTTGGTCTCACGGTAAGAAACCCTTACACTTTGACCCCCCGAAATGTAAGGGAAGTTTTTAGAATAAAGGTGAAACCGGGGGTAAAGTCGGAAAGTCCACCCATCCACTCCATCTCATTTCAATTCATGGCAAACATCCCCAAAAAGATCGCCTCCCTGGTAAAGGAGCACGACTCTTTCCGCTACGTACCAAATGCCGAGCGGCTTAGTACTGATGAACTAACGGCAAACGGGCTTTACAAGGGCTATCCCTGCCCCCATGGACACGACATTCGCCTGCTTGACAATCACTCCTGTTATCTGTGCGCCGGCAAAATTCGTGACAACATCTGTGGTTTCGACTTGAACTACATGCAGGAGGAGTACAAACGCAAGTATGCGGACCTGTGGAACCAGATAGCGGTTGGCGACCCTGGTGAGTGCTGGGAGGCATCGGGATTGACGCAGAAACGCATCTGCTTGCCCTCCTACCGGTCGCTGTACGCCAGGGACAAGTCAACCAACGTCACCGCCCACAAGGCGATCTACCAATGCGCTTGGGGGGATGTGGGTGCGTTGTTCGTGACGAGAGTATGTGGGAACAAAACGTGTCTCAACCCTCTTCACTTGGTCTCAAATTGGAACCGCTTATTTCCTCCCAGTGTGATCAGCCCTTTTGATTATGCTTTCCAGCCTGAGAAATTAATGCAGTATCAACAAGTGCAAGATGCAAATCAACTCAAAGTATTACGCGAGCGTTATTACAAGTGCACCATCCAGAACCCTTTAGTTAACCAAAACAACTCCGATTATGATAGTGAATATATACAGTATTACCAATCCGAATGGCAAGAAACCAGTTGAGTCAACCTCAACGGACCCAGGCAAACCCCCTGGTTCTTGGTACCTTTTCGGAAACTGCCGCTCGTAATCTGCACGGTTCTCTGGGCCCCAAGAATCGTGTTATTGGTTATGCAGACACTTTCCAAAACTCCAATGGTGGTTTTGGTGGCGGCACTTACAACCATTGGTTCCAGATTAATATTGAGGCTCCGGCATGGATTATTCTTGTCAAAGGTGCACCTAGGCCTAATTACATTCAGGTATCTGCTTACGACCTTGATAAAATACCCATCGAAGGTAATGCCATATTTGAGGCAGATTCTTTAGCAACAAGTTCTAACGGACAAGTGTATATACCGTATTTAGATACGGTAATGAATACACAATCAGATTTATATAATCAATTCTCTTCTGTTCGCCTTGATCGTGGCGATGAACGCTACTATCCATTAGAGAAAGGTAGCTACTTAATTTGCATTTCGTCAACACGCAATGAACCAATAGCCTACAACGTTGCTGTTGTTGTTGAATTCCAAGAAACAATTGCATTTTTTGAATTAGAAGACGAAGACGGAAGTGTTGCTCTACAAGAGTCCACTCCTTTTACGGAAAACATTATTTCTCCAATTGCAATTAATACAACTGTTCTTGATAATTCTTATGCTTTCACGGATCAAAGCTGTATCATCAACAACGGTATTACTGTAACAATTCAAGGATTGGGCATTTGGTATATTGGCACGGCTCCAGAAAATGAACAAAACAAAATTATATTGGAGCCAGGGGATGATGCTTATTTCGACACAATACATGATCATTCGCTTTCCGCCTGGAAGCAAGCATGGGAGAATGAACATCATGAGGATGATCCCTTCCCCAGCATCCTTGTTCCGCTGACAAACAGACCATGATCAAACGTTTACTGGCCTGGTTTAAAGGGAAAAGCAAAACAACAGAACATCCTTGGCATCTCTATTGCAAAGAGAATCCACACTCGTTGGGCTGTCGTGTTTATGACATCTAAAAGATAGAATGAGGGAAATGGAATATAACCATGGACAAACTTAACCAGTACCTGGAAATAGCTTTAGCTATTCACGCCGCTTGCTCAGCCATTACGGCGTTAACTCCTACGCCAAAAGACGACAAACTTGTCGGCAAACTCTACAAACTGATCGAGATTGGTGGTCTTGTTATTGGCCGCGCCAAACAACGTTGATTAATCGGGAAGAGCTTGAAACCAAAAGCAAACTCCTCCTTGTTTTTCGACCCACTCTCTTGTTGCGTACGCTTCTGCTTTCGGAAGTGTTACGCACTTTTTTTCTCTGCCAACTTCCCAGCAGATATTTACGCGTATATAGGGCTCTTTGTATTTTTTCACGTCAGTAGTCCCAACGCACGCGTGGTTTTCCTTCCCTGATGCCAAGGTGAACAAATCCTTTGGGGGCACCGTATCCTAGCGAATAGGGCCATTTGGCATCACACCAGCTCTGCACCGTGTACGTGTCAATTCCTTCTACGTAAAAATCAATAGCCCCCTTGGAAGGAGCGTCATAGGTGTGTTCGCTATTCTTGGCACCACCCACTTGTGTGTTGATGGGCTCTGGCCTAGAAGCACTGGTGATAACGAGCGGTTTGTTACCGAAGTTGGTCCGCACCTTTTCCAAAAAAAGACATAGTTCTTTTGCTGTGTCACATTGGTATTGCTTGGTAAAACGACGTTTCTCTTGATTAAGCGTCAGCTCACCATACGTAATATGTGGCGTAATTTTGTAGCTGAATGGGCTCCAGGGATTGAAATTATTGCTATGTGGATCTTTACTGTCTTGCTTGCCGCCGCTATTTTGCAGCTGACGATCCATGATCTGGATTAATTTTGTACTGTAGTCGGGATCTGTTGCATAGCCCTCTTTAACTAACAGCTGTGCACACTCGTTACGTGACGCGGCCCTATTAACGCCTTTAAAACGCCCAAAGTCTTTGTACCAACGGTCAACAAGATAGTGGACGCATGTTGTTAAATCTGGGAAATCAATAAAGCCGGCTTGAATAGTAATCCATTTGCCATTGATGAATTCTTGTGTGCTAACTGTAGAGCCAGATCCCTTTAGTCCAAACGCGTTCCAAGTACCAGAGAAGTGTTTCCCCCAGCCTGATTCAAGTGCCCACTGTGCACAAACGCATTCGGGAAATTTTGCTCCCGCCTCTTTTGCGGCTGCGTATACACCTTCCCACGTATTGGAATGAGTGGGCAAAGGAGTTGGCTTGGCTCGATATTTAAGCTCAAAAGTCTCCAGGACAGAAGGATGAATCTGCCCTTGGAGCCACTCCCAGGCATCAATCTGATGCTGTTCTTTCTTAAAGAATTCTGCAGCGTCTGTGAGTTTAATTGACATATCGACCCGAGTCTTTTGTCAACTCTAGGTCAGGTCAATAATTACACAGATTCGGACTCCTGCACTTCATCTTCTTCTGGTGCGTACTCCAGGGTGTCCATTAGTTGCTTTACTAGATCAATAGACATGGCAATTAAATTACCATCATTTGTAGTACGCGCAGATCCGTAAGAAGTAATAGCGGAAGCCAGTTCACTCTTTTTGCACGGCATGAGATAAAAGCAAAGATTTATTCTACGGTTTTTCCGGCCAAGTTACGTTCCAAGGGAACCCTTCTTGTAGGGGGACATCACGTAAATCTTGTCGATATTCTGCCCAGGTTTTTTGATCTACTGGCACATCAAGACCCTGAGTCCAATCTGATTCAATAAGTAGTTGAGTACGTCGCTCTCTCACTTCATTTTTTTTCATTTCTGTGCGCTCTTTAATTTCGTCTGACGTAGCAGCTTGGATTGTCCACGTTTCAAACCATTGTCCTTTTTTATTTGGAGCTGCGGAACGAATTAAATTTTGAGTATGATTAATTTCTGGTGGTTCAGTTAATGTAACTGGACGCACGTTAAACATATCAACAACAGATTCATCAATGACATCTGGAAAACTAATGTGTTTATTTTCGTACTTTAAATCTGTAAGCGTATATGGATAGCGATCTACCTCGCCATCTTTGTTTAATCGGACGTAAAACATAACTCTCCTGTCAGTTCAAAAAGCTGTTCTTTAATAACAGCATGGATAATAATTGCCTTTGCTTGCTGTGCTTTATTTTCTTTTAAAAGATTGCGCAAGTTGCCTTTAAAATCTTGCATATTAACATCTTCTTCATATTCTATTTCAATTTTTTTAATTGCTCTTTCAAAATTATCAATATCAATTTGATAAGAAAAAATTTCTTCTTCTCGTGCTGCCAGGGCTTGCTTAAGAATGCTGACTTTTTTTGCTTGTGTTGTCATTGTGTAATCACATAAAAGCTAAAGAGTAACTTCCGAGTGTGCCCGGAATTACCGCTGCTGGATCGGAATATTTTACACCAAATCCAGTGGAGTCATTCCAGGGGTAAACCGCAACATACGGACTCGTTGTAGAAGATACAGCTACAAGGTCATTTGTTTTTGATACTGCTACAGTATAACTTGGCCCTGGCGGCAATGTGGATGGATTTGAAAATTTACTACCAAAACCGGTTATTTGATTAAAAGCATATGCTTCAAGATACGGTGAATCTGTGCCAGAGGTAAAGACAGTTTTACCAGTGGCCGAAAATCGCACGCTTTCTAAATTTGCCATGGGACTTGTTGCATTATTGATTAGCGCTCCCCAACCCCCAGAGAAATTAAACGCTCGCAACCCAGCGGTTGAACCAGTGGATCCAACTATAACAACAGTATCGGATGGGTGCCAATCATTCAAAAACCACGCACTCGAGCCTAGATAGCTGCCGTCTAAGGGAGTGCCTAAATTAACAGTAGTTGAAAGCCAACCATCGGTCCATGGGTAAACACGTGTGTTAGAACCCACGGAACCTAAAACGTAATTACCAGCATTACTAAATCTAAGATCTCCAATCGCAGTATAGCCGCCAAAGCCTGTGCTTTTTGTGTTTACTTGATTTATAACGGATCCACTTGCTACGTGATAACGCCAAATCAATCCATCGCTTCCCCCAAATAATATGTAGTGCCATCCCCCGCCGTATTCAGAAGGTTTTGTCGTAGCTGAAGCATATAGATTACTAGCTGTAGGTCCCGAAGTCTGCGTTATTCTTGCTCCAAAGCCTGTAGCTTTTGACCAGGAGTAGAAAAAAAGATTTGCAGGAGAAGCAGCGGTATTAGAAGGCCAAGCAATTACTGTTCCATCTGTTGTAAAAATTACAGAACGCGCTTGGAATGTTCCGCTGTTTGGTAGCGTACTTGGGTTGCTATATTTTGTTCCAAACCCACTTGCACGCGTAAAAGGATAAACATTTATATATGGAGAGTTGCCGCAGGTGATGGCAATACAGCCATCATATTCTTGTTCTTTCTGAGAAGCCGCTAATAACGGTGTGGAAATTGGATCCATTTTAGTTAGTGTAATTAGCTAAGAATGCACCGCGCCAACGTGTTCCGCTGTTGTCAGTAACAAAGATAAACAAACTAGTCTTGCCAGCTGTCAACGTTGGTGCAATCCCCCCTGGCCACTCTACACCAGAAAACCATGTCACTGCTCCACTGTCATGTTGTAATTCAAGCGTAAAACAATAAGCGCGACTCGCAGGTACGCTGCTTATCGTAAAAGTAGTGTTTGATGAAATGGTTTTTGTAAAATAATTTCCCGCACTGCAATCAATATTACTGGCAGCGATTGTTGTAATTCCACTTCTATAAGAGCCGGTAACATCAACAGTGCTTGTATAAATACCGCCTGCAATTGTCTTGTTTGTAAGTGTTTGGATACCGGTGGCAAATACGTCTCCGCATCCAATATCATTTAATGTCCAGGTTACGCTTGCAGAGCCATCAAAAGTTTTTGCAGTATTACCAATAGTAAATGTGCGTGCCGTTGTTAATGTTGCAGCAGAACCGGTAATATTAATTGCCCAATTACCAGTGGCGTTAGCGCCTCCTGTGCTTGGTGCACCAATGGTGTTGTAGGAAATCGTGGCTGCACCACTGCCATTAAACGTACTTCCTGAAAGAACACCTGCTCCACCGTTGTTGAATGTCAATGCGTTTGTAGTGTTTGCTGTAATCGTAATATCTGCAGATCCATTGAAAGAAGTGCCATTAATATTACGTGCCGTTTGAAATGTTGAGGCAGTGCTTGCATTTCCGGTAAGGTTTGCTGTAATTGTACCTGCGGCAAAATTACCAGAAGTATCTCTGACTACGACCTTATTTCCGGTGTTTGTAGATGTTGCATCAACAGCCCAGGTAACAGCACCGGATCCATCGTACGCACTACCGGTTAAATAAGATCCGTTTGTATGAGAAAAAGGATTTACCGCTGTAATTGTAATATTTGCTGAACCGTTAAAAGAAGTGCCGTTAATTGTACGTGCGGTTTGTAATATTGTTGCAGTAGATGCGTTGCCACTCAAAGACGCTGTGATTGTACCCGCTGCAAAATTACCAGACGCGTCTCTCGCAACAACTTTACTTGCCGTGTTGGTAGTTGTTGCATCTACTGCCCATGTAGTTGCAAGTGATCCGTTAAAGCTGTCTCCTGTTAAGTAAGAACCGCGCGTAAGAGTATTTGTGGTATTGGCTGTGATTGTGATATTTCCAGTACCATCAAAACTAACTCCATTAATATTGCGTGCTGTTTGTAGAGCAGTGGCGGATGCTGCATTGCCCAGGATTGCAATATTCCACGTGCCAGATGCATTTGCGCCTGTGGCACTAGGAGCACCTAGTGTGTTGTAAGAAACAGTAATTGCGGTGCTACCGTCATAGGTAATACCTGTAGCGCTTCCCGTGCCGCTATTGTTAAAAGTAACAGCATTAGCGGCCGTTGCGGGAATCGTAATATTGGCCGTACCATCAAATGCAACACCGTTAATGTTGCGTGCAGTTGCAAGTTTTGTTGCGGTTGCAGCATTTCCGCTTACGCTGATTCCCCAGGTACCAGTTGCATTGGAGCCAGAGATACTTGGAGAGCCAATTGTGTTGTAGGAAATTGTTCGAGCAACGCTTCCGTCAAATGTGGTTCCAGCAGTAGCGCCCGTTCCGCCTGCGTCAAAAGTGGCCGCATTAGTTGTACTACCACTAATCGTTATATTTGCAGAACCATTAAAACTAACACCGTTAATAGTACGTGCAGTCTGTAATGTGGTCGCAGTAGATGCGTTACCGGTTAATGGTCCTGTAAAGCCTGATGCAGTAACTGTCCCAGAAACATCAAACGCTGTTGCTGGATTTGTTTTATTAACACCAACTCTATTATTTGCAGCATCAATATAAAAAACACCGCTATCAATATTTACATTGCCGGAACTATCTACCAGGACACGTCCAACACCGCTTGTTGCAATACCAATCTGATTGGTTCCTGGAAAGTATAAACCTGTATCAACGTCCCCAATCGCAATAAGTCCAGGACTTGCGGCACTGCCGCTGCCAACAATTCCTGTGGTTACAGTAAGCGATGCTAATGGGGATACTTCTGTAAAAGTACCTGTCGTAAATACTGCCGTTACACCGTTTACATTTGTTCCTGTAAAGGTTGTAAAACGACCTGTATCACCAGTAATAACGGCGCCTGATACTTGTGTCGTGAAGACACCACTTACAAAATTAGCAGTGGTGCCAGTAAAAGTTACACCGCTTTGTGTTGTAAAACGAGAAGTTGTTCCCGTAACCGTAGTAAATAAACCGCTGACGCCAGTAACTGTAAGGCCGTAAACCCGCGTACCCCCAATGACAACATCACCGGATACAGTCCCGGTAACTGTTAGGTTTCGTCCCAGATTTTCTGCAATACCTGAGACTGTTATATTGGCTTCCCCAATACCGTCCGTATAGGTAAGCGTGTCTACTTTTAGAGTACCGAATGCCATTGTTTATTCCTTCTTTTTAATTACCAAGTTGATAATGCAGCTCGTTTCCAGGTATCTGTTGCAACGCAAACATAAATGTAATCACTATCCCAGGCAATTTCTCCTTTGGTACCAGTAGCAGATGCGCTGGCCGGAGTTTTTTCCTGGCCAATCTTTACGTTTGCGTAGTATTGATCGAGATAAGCGCGAAACTGCGTAAAAGTAATTTTACGATTGCGCAGTGTAGGGTCAACCTCAAATACGTGAACAAGCGTCAGAATATCTTGAGTGTCAATCTCCGCCGCATTAATGGATGGAAATTCACTAATCTTTCGGTTGCTCACGTACTTTTTACGCGCTCTTTTTACTTATTATAAATGCAATTACTTAACGTACTTTTACTTCAATGCGCGGCAAAAGATTGGAAACCGTTGACCAACCCCACTGAACTCCTGTTACAATTCCACAAGAAAGTAGAATTACAAGGAGGAGTTCTGCAACGGTCAAGTTGCGACGCACATAAATGACTTGCGGTTGCGCAGGTGTCGCTGCTTGTTGTGCCAGTGTTTGCTGAATGGCTAGCTGACGAGCGCGGGCCTTAAGCTGTTCTAGCTGCTCAGGCGTAATGTCTGGTTGAATAGGGACACGAGCTGGTTGTTGGCTGGGGGGAATCTGGTCTTCCATAAGACGCAAAAGATTTTCCCATACCTTAGCATTTAAAAAACAGTTTTGTTATGCGATACGGAATGCGCAAGGGTCTTGAAGACATTGCTTATGAATTAAAGGGAATCAAAAACGTTCTTTCTTCTTTATGGCATAGTCGGTATGCAGACGGCGAAACAACTACGTTGACTCCAGAGGCTTTTGCCGATGAGTACATCTCAACCGAAGAATGCGGAAAACGATTGGGTGTTTCAGATCAGACGATTCGAAACTGGATTTCAATCGGACGCAAAACCCCTGACAAGGGCTGGGTAGAAGGCATTCATTATGTCAATGTATCCCCAGACCACAAGCGAAAAGCGTTGATTCGTATTCCATGGAATCGGCTGATCCAATCATTTGCAAAAAATAAAGAGTGCTCTTTTGCCGACCTTCGACAAGGCAATACTCTTTATGCGCCACGTCCGTTTGGGCGGCTGGAATAATGGCCCATCGTTTCCAGGGGGTTGATATTTCCTTAGTTTCAACCGAAAACTACAAAACGACGCTTCCTTCTTCCTTGGCTTTACAAGTCGAAATGTTCCTTCCCCCTGAAGGATCATTTGATAATGGTTGCCTCCAGCGCTATTTAGAAAATCTGCGGAACTATGAACAGGAGGATTTAAATTCCAATATGACCTTGGCAAATCGCTTGCGTTTGGCCTTTAAGGACATGCAGGTTGACACAATATGTGGCAAATTTCCCCAGGCGGAACTGCCTTTAAAAAGACGGTTACGTTGCGTTGCTGAATATCTTATCCGTTCAGGCGAATTCAACAAAGTTCGTGATGAAAACGGAAAGCTAGTTAAGAAAAGAGGAATTCTGGGCAAGCTTGTCGTCATGTACCAGCCAACGGAAAAACTTGTAGAATCGCTTCAAAGACAAGGATTACTAGAAAAATGAACCGCCGCGAAAAATTAATCACTTCTGTGATTGGCCCAGAGCTGGATGAGACGCGCAGCAAAATGCTCGACGCCACCATGAAGCTTATTCTTGGTGACATGGGAGGACTCTATGTAAAGTTCTGGGAAGCAGAGGGCCCAGGTGTCATGTGTTTTCAGCCCAACTCAGATCGCACCATGTTTTACCTGACGTTAAAAGAAATTCATTCTGCACAAGAACAAGAAGAACAGGCAAACAACGGAGATCTGGCCGAAACGTTTCGTCGTATCCTGTCTGCTGCTCAAAAGATTGATCCACAGGAAAAAGCTGGCTACCTCATCAACGATGGCGCAGGCATTCGCTATTTAGAAATAGACTATAACGAACAGTCGGAAAAATAAAAATGACAGGATTTGCAACTGCAGTTAGACGTGAGGATGCTGAGTTAATTACAAATCGTGATCTTGTCAATGCTGCCAATGCTGTAATGGGCGGTATTGATTTAGACGTGGCCAGCTCTGCAATTGCAAATGAATACGTTGGTGCGCAAGAGTACTACACTCCATCGCAAGACGGCTTGAATGCACAACCTTGGTTTGGAAAAGTTTACCTCTTCCCTCCAAGTGGCTGCTACTTCTGGGATCAAAAGAACCAGCGGTGGAAAATGACACGGGCGTCATCCATGACACTTACCTCGTCTCATGCCGTTTGGTTTCGACGTTTATATCGCGAGTGGATTGCTGGTGAAGTAGAGCAAGGAATTTATTTCACCAACTGTCCTGACATGATTCGTTATGAACAAAAGATCTTTGATTTTCCGGTGTGCATTTTAAGAACTGCCCCAATCTTAATGCGGAACATCAAGGGGGAGGTAAAGCCACATAAAACTTGCACTTCTTTTATCGTCTACCTTCCCCCTATAAACGACAGCACAGCAGCTATCGAACGTTTTGTAGAAATTTATTCGGAAAAGGGAAGAGTCATCTGTTAATTTCGGTATACTAAAGGACGATTCCAAGGATTTATGAGCGTCCTGGCCGACTGGGAAATCAAAAAACTTGCTGAAGAAGAGGAGATGATTGCTCCCTTTGTTGATCGTCTGATTAACAAAGAAGGAGAACGCAAACTTTTGAGCTATGGCCTTAGCTCATACGGCTATGACATCCGTCTTTCTCCCAAGCAATGCCTAATCTTTGGCAAAGTGCAAGCAGGGGATTGTGATCCAAAGAACTTTGATCCTGACATTCTTAAGCCAGCTGAACTTTTCGAAGACGAACGAGGCGAATATTTCTTGCTTCCTCCGTACGGATACTGTCTTGGTGTTGCGCAAGAACGGTTAAAACTCCCTAGGGATGTCACCGTTGTTGCCGTAGGTAAATCAACTTATGCGCGGTCGGGAATCTTAGTCAACATTACACCTGCCGAAAGCGGTTGGGAAGGCTACCTGACGCTTGAGATCAGTAATTGCACTGGACTCTTCAATCGCATTTACGCCAATGAAGGAATTACACAACTACTGTTCTATCGTGGCAACCCCTGCCATACCACGTATCAAGATCGAAAAGGTAAGTATCAAGACCAACCTAACAATGTGGTCTTTTCCCAGGTCTAGACAAAAGGTTTCCCAAAGTTAGGCTTAGGTTTTCGGGCGTAGCCAATTGCTCCGCTGCGCCCCCCTGAGTCTCCAGTAGTAGGAAGCTCTGTCCCCTCAATAGAAGCCCTGGACCTGGGAGTCTTCCCTCGAATGGAGGGCTCTGAAATACCGGTGCGTTGTTGATATGCTCCAGCGGTACGTGCTGCTTTCATGTAACGGGCAACACGTTCTTGATTGTCATTAATGCTCTCTGTAGCAAACCGCTCTTCTGGATCCAGGCGACGCAGATCTGTGTCATAAGCCTGTTCCGGACGCAAATCAGAAACTTCGGCTCCTGATGTACCAGAGTTTTGACTTGCTTTCAAAGTCTTAAATGTTTGCCATCTTATTATTGTAAAAGACCTGAATCAATGTTTAGCCGTGATGCATTCTGCCGCTGGGTTTCTTGACTCTTTTGTACAAGACGAAGTGAAGTGCCGTTGTCTTGATGAAGAAGATTTTGGCGCCCCTCTCGATAACGAAGAAAATGACGTACCATTGTATGACATGTACAACAGAGGATTAGTTGCATGCCAACAGGGACTCGAAAGGAACCCATTGAATCTCGAGGGTCAACGTCTAGGAACGACGGGTTACATCCCATCGATGGAGGAGGGCCTATCACTTGGAGCTTCACCGCGCCCGAAAGCACTGGTACTGGAACTACCGGAACCGGGGGAAAGGGAACAGATGCTTTCGGCAAAACGTCGTGGTTTGATCCGGTAGACCAGATTACAGTATTCAGCGATAAACCTGCCATGGAATGCAAGGATGGCGTTTGCCCGGTACCTTGGGCTGTTAAAGAAAACGCGCCCGTAGTTCAAGGGGACGAAGTGAATCATCCTCCCCACTACACCGATGGCGAAATTGAATGTATTGAAGCAATTGAAGCTGCTTTAACACCGGAAGAATTCCGTGGTTATTGCAAAGGCAATTTAATGAAGTATGGCTGGCGTGAACGAATGAAAGGCGGTACCAAGTCACTGAAAAAAGGTCAGTGGTACTTAGATCGCCTTATTGCGTTTGACGAAGCTCAAAACGGCTGAAGTTCGTCGTCATCATCCTCGTCGTCGTATGTACATGCGGCGGCGAGTTCTTCTAATTCCAAGTCAGTTGGAATGTCAAAATCAATTGAGATATTCTCGTCTTCCAGGAGAGACTTGATCGCGTACCACTCCATCAGTCGTTGATGGTACAGGTTAAGAAGAGCGTAATACAGTTCGTCCCAGGTTAGCTCACGTGCCGCAAGCTCTGCTTTCCGCATAGAGAACTGCAGTTCCAATGGAAGCTCGTACTCTCTCGCTTCGACTGACTCTTCCATTCCTCTCTGCATGTTTCAGATGCAACTATTCTAAGTCTATCTGTCAAACAATAAATATGTGTCATCTTCCTCAATCCCCCAAGGGTCTTCTTCTGTTTGGAAGTTGTTGGCAAATTCGGAGAGCACATAGGGATTGATGGCTTCTTCTAATTGCCTAATTGCGTTAACCTGCTTTGCAGATGCAGTGTAATTACGGAAGGCAGTCAGTAAAACACCGTTGGCACAGCCGGGAATGTTGCTGACCCCTTGGAGGAATAGATCAATTTCTTCTCTGCGCCGATCCAAGAGACCCCCGATGACTTTATGATCAGCATCAAAAATCCATCGACTTATTTCGTGAGTAACGCTCTCGTAGTTTTCCAGCTCAAGATGGTCGATGATGCTTGTGTACAAAAAAGGTTCCCAGCCGATTGAGTGCACAAATGAAATCAAAGCTTGGAGCATGTGGCTTTCTAGTCCAAAGTTAAGTTTTAATAGCTGTGTTTCGATTAAGTTAATCTCGTGAAACAAGTATTCCAAGGCTTTTTCTTTACTGCAACAATGCCCTTTTCGCACTGGGGAACCGTCTGGGTAAAATTGTGTGCCATACCCAAAGGTGTAGGGATCACCGCCAGTGGTCGGATCGGGGTAAGCTTTTTCGTTGAATCCTTCGTATTTACGAATTAAATTAATAGCACACGAAAGATCCGACATGGGAGTAATCATTATTACTCCCAATATACATAAATTTTATTTACCTTGGCCGCGTAGCTTCTTCTTGCCTCGGCGTTCAGGACGGCTATTTTGACCTTGACCAATAGAAGTGGTCTTGGGCTTGCCCTCAATGTGAGTGGTGGTTGATTTGGGTTTGGCCATGCTGGAAAGTAATCAGCCCATGCAGCTTAGCGGAGAAATCACCATTTGACACGGTGGCTCCAGTAACGTGCTGACATCTTTTCAGGATTGGGATCCTGGGCGTTATGGCGGGCATAGTACGAACGCTTACGTGCTTTATCTTTCTCTGTTTTGGGGTGTTTACCAGCTCCCTCTACGCCTTGTTGTCCGAAGCGGATAATCTTTTCCTCGCCTCCTTCGCACGCTTTTACCACATGTGATTTTGTTTTGTGCCCAGGGGTGCGACGGGGTTTATTGCAATGCATGGAATCCTTCGCAAGTTTTGCTGCCTTTGCTGCCCGCTTATGTGTATCAGACATCAGAATTTAAACCCGCCAAACATTGATGTAAATTCATTTAAGATTTGTTGCCCGCTCTTTGATTTAGCGTTAGCATCTTCATCTTCCAACATTGTAAGATAGCCAGACGTTTTACTTGTCTTTGCGGTAGAAGTTGTTGTAGGTTTAGTGGATGTTGTATCAAATAAACTCTCGGCGGCTCCCATCACTTCGAAAGGATCTTTGCTCTTCAAGCTAGCCCAGACACTTCCTTCGGTATCCGTGCCTTTCTGTCCCTGACTTAGTAATGCCATTTCACTCCTGTTCACATCAGGCATAAAATTGGTATAAAATTCATCTTCAGTTCCAGAGAAACCAGCGTTCTTGAATACGTTATATAAAGTAGTCTCTCCTTCTGACTTAACGGTTTTTGCGTCTTCAGGTCTTTGGATGTATTCAATTCCTAGTAACTCCTGGGTTGGTGTCTTGTTTTGTTTGTTGATTTGTTCAATAGCATTTCGAATTGATTCAGCGGGAACTGTTCTAACTGTTTGCATTAACAGTTTTTTAACTTCTTCTATGGGTTGACCTGTATCTTCAATGTTGTATTGCTTGAGAGTTTCCTTCCAGGCTTCTGGTGTTTTGGCCGGGTCTAGACCGCTGAGCAAAACATCTGCGATTTGTTCCGGAGTTACAAATTCCAAAAACACATTAGAGCCATAGTTTTTCTCTGCTTCTGATAATGTTGTCGCAAGATCTTTCTGAATAAAATCTATCAAGTCTTTATTAGTCAGTGCATCTGAAGCCGCATCATATTGTTTATCCTTTCCAAGGACTTGATAATGTAGTTGTGCAAATTGATCTTTATTGTTCAAATCGACACCGTACTGATAAGCAAGCTGACTCCAGCTCACTCCGTTAGCAGCAATAGTGTCTGGGTTATTCTTGGCGGCATCCCAATCTTTTGCGACGCTATCTTTTTGCAACTGATACAAGCTTGCTTTTGCGTCGTTCCCCCCTGGATTAAAATAAAACTCAGGATCAAAATAACGAGTTGCGCCAGTAGCAGCGAGATCTTTAATAAATGATTGTGCTTTTAACGTACCTAATTCTTTCAGCTTGTTAGACACTGTCTGAGTCTGCAAGATATTTTGTTCGCTCTCAAGAACATCCAAATAACTTACAAATTCCGACATTGACTTAGAAGTGTCAAAACGTGGCTTTAAGTAGTCATTGATATAGCGCGTTGCAAATTCCTTGTCGAGTTCATACTCTTTGGTTGCATCTGTTGGGTCTTGTATTTTTTCAAGAGTTTCATATCTTTTTGTTAGTGTATTATCAAACCATTGTTGCCAGTTGTATTGAACATTATTGCCCATTCCCAGGGCATTTTTTAAACCTTTGGTTACTTTTTCTTCTGCTTTACTTCCTCCCATAATATTTAAATAACCACCAATGCCCGTATCTCCCAAAATCGAATTGGATAAATTAGAAGTTAAATTGTAAACTTCCGAGAATTCTGGCATGCGACTCATGAAGTCAGTCTGAGTCTCTTTCCATTTGGCCTTTTTTAATTCGTTAAGGCTTTCTTTTAGGGTGTCTGACACCAATGCGTTGAAACGAAGTTCGCCTTGTTCATTAACGTATTTCTGTGTTTCTCTTTCGACTAAAGAAGTTTCCCCTGCTCCCTTTGCCAAGAGAGTGTCCCGCATGATCTGTTGCTCTCTGTCAGTTGGTACCCACTTTTCTTGGTATTGTTTTGCAGTTTGAAGATCTTGTACTTCGTTTGCGCGTATACCTGAGTGCTTGCCAACTGTCGTGTAGTGGTACTGAAGGTAAGTGTCTGGGTCATATCGCTCAGTAATATCTACATCTGGCAGAGACTGGTCGCCAAATTCCACTGCTTTCTCTGCTTCTTTCCACTTCTGCACAACGTCTGGCACTTGTTTGGAATAATAAGTAGCATCAAACTCGCCCACGGGGGGCTTTGCTCCATTGCTTGTATTCCATTTCGTCGATACGTTTTTTGATTTATAAAAATCTGTAATTGCAGTTAAAGCTTCTGTGGGAATATATTTTTTGACAATATCTTTACCGTACTTGTTTTGTATGTTTGCTAGCTGTGATTTATAGGTACCTGGTAAAGCCGCATTAAAGCGTTGGGCAATATCTGCGGCAATAGCATTCTCCTCTTCATTATCTGTTTCCAGATATTTCAAAACAGGTTGCCCATTAACAACCGTGGAAGTAAAAGAAGCCATCAGGAAGCAAGGTAGTGATCTTTGAAGCTAGATAGGTTAATGATTTCATTTTCCATCCAGGTTTTTATTTTAGCTAATTTTTCTTCCGTAAAATATTCTTGCTGCTTAAACCACTCCTCCATATTGCTAGACGCTTTATTTGAATTGCAACGTCGACAGCAAGGAACCAGGTTATTTCGATTAGATGAACCAGATTTAAAACGAGGTACTACGTGATCCAAACTTGTTGCCGGCTCTTGGCAATAGCCACATTTATGGTCCCAAGCTTTATATATCTCTTCTCTGAAACGTTTTTTTGCAAGTTTTGGCTTTAGTTCAACTAGCAGGGCGAGGGGCTCGTGCTGGCTGCAAAACATGCTATTTAATTGCCGTTAATTCATTCTAGTTTGCCCACATATGTTCCTCTGTAAAACAAAGAGATAAAACTTTCCTTAAAGGCGTTGACAAGCCCTTGACTCGCGGTAGGTTATAAGGGTAACCACTGCCACTCCAATGGCTAAGCATCCCGGCTGGGTATCAATCCAGCAAGCAGAACAACTTCTGGGTATTGACAAGAAGACTCTGTTCCAGTACCGCGATGACGGCACACTGAAGCTTGGTCCTCACTTTGCGGCATTCCCTGGCACCATGTCCAGGGACAGCTATAAGTGGAATGTGTCTGCCGTCAGGAAGCACCTGCATAAACAGGGTATGGTGCCTGTTGCAGTGTAAGCTACATTACAAAGCGGGGATAAGAGGATGTATGGCAGCTCTACAAATTGTAGAGCTGTTTTTTATTGCTGGCAGTATACCAATACATTCTGTACAAACCAACCCATGTGATACCCTCGTTTCATGTCTTTTATTAAAGCGTCTTCTATCCCTGGCATATGACATAGACCAGGTGTTTTATCCATTAGGTCTCTCCAGTATTCTTTTGGTTTGCAGTTAATGTGGCCAACCCCACCTTGACCAGGGGCTGCTGCTGTCCAAATTAAAATTCCCTTTGGTGCTAAACAACGCAAAATAGCTTGGATGATTTCTTTGTTTTTGGATTCATCCATGTGCTCAGCTACTTCCATACACAAAACTACGCCAGCCTTTTCCTCAGGCGTGACAGTTAAAAGGTCTTGGCAAAAAAGATTGGGCTTACCTTCTATCCGTGGATCAATATCGTATCCAATTGCATCAATCCCTAGTTCATTAAAACATTCAACATAAGTCCCTGGTCCGCAACCAAGATCGATCAGAAGATCGGGACTAAAGTAAGCATCGTCAATCCAGCGAGCTAACCTTTTGGCAAAGGGTTTTTCCTCTATATCAAGACTGGTGTAATCAATGACATCATGATTTTTCAGTTGATACCAACCTTTGTCCCATAACGCATTGATGTCCTTGAAAATCTTGTCATATTTCTCACCGCAAGTTTCCAGGCTGTAGCGTTCTCTTGTGATGCGTGCAATTTGTTTTCGATCTAAATCACCTGCTCTTTCAATCGCATCAATCCAATCTTGAAGCGTGTGACACCTGAATCCTGTGACACCATCCACGATGGTCTCTGTAAATGCACCGTAATCAACGGCAATCAACGGAGTACCACATAACATTGCCTCTACACCACTCCCCCCAAACGGCTCAGTAAAGTTTGTTGGCATCAATGCGGCTCGTGCGTTACGCAAAAAGTTGGAACGCTCCATGCCAGAGATGGGGCCTTCATAAAAAATGTTGGGGTGTGCCCAGGGGGATGGATCTCCTTGTCCATGGAGAATGATGGGCCACGGACTATAATCTGCAATGGCACGAATGGTGTCCATTCCTTTGGCGCTGCAAATGCGGCCAAGGAAAGCTAGATAATCTCCATTTTTTTCATTTGGCTCCCAATCATCTAAATCAAAGTAGTTAGGCACAACCCACTCGTAATTACGCCCTTGTCTGTCTTCTTTCCCCTGGTGATAATGCATCCATGCGTATGATTCAAAGATGCGAAAAGTATTCGGCATCAAAGTTGGATAGCCAATACCAGTCTCAACGTGGTGATTATTAGGGAACTCGGCTAAAAGTTTTTGATGTGCGTGTCCAAACGGATGGCAGATAATATCTTTTTCTTTGACACGTTGATGTAGTTCAACGATTAAACGCTCTTCAAATAACTGGTGGGCAGGGCTGCCAACACAGGCGTGATCTCCAAAGAAATCAGTTTTCTCACGTTTACCAAAGAAAGAATTAAACTGTTCTTTATTTAAAATTTCTACATGCTCATCAGCTGTAGACTCACTGTCAAAATTTGAATACTCAATAACTTCATATCCAAAACGCTGCATCATCTTGGGAAAACGCAAGACCTTTCCCGTAAATGCGCAGTGCGAATAATCTAGGGTTGTACGCGTGTGGAACAGGCCAATTAGATGAAGCTGCATGGTTAGCTTTTTAAGCGATTCGTAACCAGGGATATGCCCTGACAAGGCTAGTATCTTGGAAAGAAAGTGAGGTATTTGCCGTACTTGGCAAAGAACCGCTTAGGCCAGGGTCTTCGTACCAAAGCGCAATGCTAGCTGTAACCCCAGCACTATGTGATCCATATAAAAATGTCACAGAAGCAACAGTAAGTGACGAACCGCCCAGTGTTGGAGCGCCGTTTGAAGTGTAGGCCAGATAATAGACACCCGGATCCATTTGGTATGATATCGTAATTGTTTTTGTTCCGGTTGTAGTAGAGCTAACTGTTCCAAAATCTTGAAGTAATGTTGTTGGCAAGCCAGAAGAGCCGGCTGCATATACACCAAAACGCAATGCAGAGCTTCCTGCCGCAGTCGTCACCCTCATTCCTACTTCGGTCCAAGTCGTTGTCGTTGTATTAACAAAAGCTGTATAGTAAACACGATTTGCGGTTATTACTACATTTGTAGTAGAAGCAGCATTAACTCCATAGGGAAAGTAATATCTAGTATCAATTCTCGCGAGGGAGACGCCACCGCTGCCTGCAGGGCCTGTCGCGCCCGTAACACCTGTTGGACCCGTTGCACCGTCTGTACCAGCGGGGCCAGTAGCACCTGTGGCGCCGTTTGTACCTGCTGGACCAGTGGCTCCCGTGGCCCCAGTTGCCCCACCAGGGGTTCCCTGAGGGCCAGTGGGCCCTGTAGCACCTGTAACACCTTGAATACCAGTAGCACCTGTGATGCCAATAGCGCCTGTAGCACCTTGGACACCTGTAGCACCTTGAACACCTGTAGCACCTGTGATGCCAATTGCACCTGTTGCTCCGGTGGCACCTGTGGCACCCTGGATTCCTGTAGCACCAGTAATGCCAATAGCGCCTGTAGCACCTTGTGGGCCTGTGGCTCCTGTCGCCCCTGCTGTACCGGCTATACCTGTCGCACCTGTTGGACCTGTACTTCCTTGCAGACCGGTAGCTCCAGTGGGGCCAGTAGGTCCAGATAAACCATTAACCAACGCCAAGAAAACAGCTTGGTTATTTGAAAAATTAGATGTGCCAGTACCGCCTGAAGCCACAAGACTTACGGGGTACGTCCAGTAACTGTTTGCTGCTCCAGGATTTGTATTTGATGGCGTGCCATTGATCTTCCAAGTTTGATAGTTAGCGCTTGCGCTTTGATCTTGAATTGTTAACTTTTCTTCTTGAACTAATAAAGCCAAAAAGATATCAGCATCAACGCTGTCGCTTGTTAAATGACTAACACTAATGCTTGTGGAACTTGTTTGCGTGGCATTGTTCCAAATTAAATAGCCTGCACCAGGATCGCCTGTTGTGGTTGATGTCTTTGCATTGTATTTAAACAAGCTTGAAGAATAACCTGCTGCACCTGTGGCACCCTGAATACCAGTGGCTCCTGTTGGGCCAGTAATACCTTGTGGCCCCGTTACT